TTGTGCCACAGAGTTTTTTATTATTGCCTTTGCCTTCGCAATCATTCTTGCAATAGGAGTTGAAGTTTTTGCAAATAAACTAGCATTTTTAAACTCTCCATAATCATACGATTCGCCATCTTGTAATCGATAACTATTGTAATCACTGGCAGAAAGTTGTTTTAATACTTTACCATCCTTTTTAACTTGGACTTTTGCTTTAGTATTAAACAACGTATCATCAATATCAAATACCGTTAATCCCATTCCTACCTGTTCTAGTAAATGTCTCTTAAATGTTAACATGGTTTACCAAAAAAATGAACCACCACCAGAGAGACCCAACTGCTTCGCATATCTAGGAGTACGACATGCCCAATAAGAAGGCATCGTTTTATCATTCCTTGTATCACATTTATGCCTTGCGGCAAATGATTTGCGGGCTTCTGGATTATTAATTTTTGCTGTTAGTCCTGTGGTATCACCCCAGGTTACTTTCTTTACGTTACCACTACTTGGATCTTTAACGTAAACATAAAACTTTTTAGGACCACCACGTTTAGGTTCATTTAACTCAACATCTTTTTCTTCGAGAATTAGAGGACAATCCAGAGGTACCGGACTGTCCTCATATTCTGCGTATTCACCTAAGTCACCTTCGAGTAATTCAATATCGAATTTACTTTCAATGGTTAACTGTCCTTTTTTATAATCTTGACGCACGTTTTGGAAATACTCAAAATACTTTTGCGACCCTACTCTGAAAATATTATTTTCAATTAGTGAGTTTCCTTCGACAGGTTCAGGATTGTGTTCATCACATCCGGCACCGCAACATAGTTCTTCTGAATATTTCTTGAAACGCATGTTATTTACTTAGTTCTTTCTTAAGTAGTGTGTAAATGCCCCATGCTAGACCGCCCCAGGCGACCAACTTCACAATAGGATTTGCAACCAGAACCAATAAACTGATTCCAATTAATGCACCGCCATCCCAAGTAGTTCTCTCGGCGAAACGTTCTTTTACCCAAGCAATTGCTAAATTGATATAAATCATAAGTATCTCCTTGTTTTTATGTTATGAATCGTTTTCAGACTTTAAGTAGTCTCGGACAGAATCAATGTAGTCCGTTGCTTTAGTGATTTTGGCTTGTACCCATTCAGGTAGGTTGTCATCGTCTTCTAAATATTCATATATTTCTTGACCAGCATCGATGAGTGTTTTTAAATCATTCTTGGCCATCTCACCTTCGTAATCGTATTCACCAGAATCTTTCTCATCATCAGGTCCTATTTTCTCAAGTACAACTGGATATGAAACTGTTGCACCAGTTTTGGGGTCAAGAGCAACCATTCGTTCTTTACCCTTTGTAGCATTTTTATAATCTTTATGTGTTTTTTTAAAATCTGCCTTTTTGATATGAAGTTTACCATTCTTAATAGTATATTTTGCTTCATTGATAGATTCATCTTCTAAATCTACATCTTCTTTCTTTACACTTCTAGCGGCTATAATATCTTTTGCAGACATTTTGTATTTCATAATTAATTTATTAACAGCAAGTGTCGATACAAAAGGAATGTCCGCTTTATCGAGAGCGAGTGCATCTTCTTTTGATAGTTTGTCTAACATCTTAGATAATCTCATACCATTCTCTGGTGAGATTCTCTTTCCTCGAAGACTTTCATATGATTTCTTAAGTGCTGATATTTGTGCAGGTGTGAATCCTTCATCAAGTTCAACTTCTTCTGCGTGAAACCAAACTACTTCTGCAACCTTTTTAAGTGCTTTTGCATATGTTTCGCCACCATACTTTTTGTTAGCGTATGCAAATCCTTGCTTCACTGCCTTCTTCGCATCTTTAGGATTTACACCCAGGAACACCAATCGGTCTTCAACTGCTTTAGGCGTCAACTCTTTTGGAGTTTTAGCTTCATCAAGGTCAACTTCTTCTTTGATATCATCAATAGACGCAGCCATATCACCGATAGCAAATGTTACCTTACCATCTCTTTTGTATAGGAACTTTTTAACTACTTTTTCATTACCTTTAGTAACAAGAGTAACTTTTTCCACTTTACCCTTATTTACTGTATTCTTTGACTTAACAATATAATCTACAAAGTCTGCACCTTTGCTGATTGTAGAACTAGTCTTGAGTTTGATTGTTTGTCCCTTTTTAAGTTTGTCGAATATTTTATTCAACTTAGGGTCATCCATCTTCATCTCATCAAGGGTAACATCTTCTTTAACAACCATAAACTGTCCGAGACTTTTACCTTTACCAGTAATTAGTTTTCCACCAATCTCTCGTGCTTTCTTTTGAGCAGTTGCTAGATCGGTAAAATGATGAGATTCTTTGCGTTCAGCAAGTTCTTCAAGAGACTCGTCATATAAAGCACTTTCGAGTTTCATTTTTGCAACAGAAACCGCTTGTGCATATGACTTTGAAATAACTTCTGCAAACTTTAACTTAGATTCAGGTTTCAACGTATCGTGAAAGTTAAGTAGTCTATTAACAGTGGCAATTGCAAGTTTCTTCTTCTTGCCATCAGCAAAATTAATAGCAAAGTTACCGTTAGAATCTGCGGACTTCTTCAATTGAACAATGATGTTCTTCTTGGCAAGCTCCATATCTTTATCGGTTGCTTTAATATCTACATCTTTTTTGGTAGCATAATCTGAATCTTTTGCAAAAGATTTCATTGCGTCTGCTCGTGGATTGAACCTTTTCATTAGTCTTTTACCCTCTTAATTTGACCATTAATAATTTTTGTTTTACTATGAGCAGATTCCATGGTCTTAGGATCAAACTTAGGTCCCTTGGTGTTCTTAGTACTGTTCATACCTTTAAGTGCGAGAGACTTCACTTTCGCTCTATTTTGTTGAAAAGTTAGTTTCTTGCCGGTGGTCTTTTGACCACCAGTAAAAGGTGGAGTCTGCTCTGTCATAGTGTTTTCCTTATTTTCTAATTCCTTTAGTGCCTCTCCCATTTGACCAGGAGTGCCACGTCTTGCAATATGTGTAGACTTATCTGTGCCCCAATCGGCACGAAATTTGTCGTTAAATTTCTTTAGAGAAGATTTCTTCTTCTTCTCTAAAGAAACCTCTGCTGTTTCTTTAGGTACGCAATTTGGAACAGTCTTACCATTCTTCACTTTAGTTCCAACCATTTCATAGTCTTTCCAACATGGGTCATCTTTCTTCTTCATTTCTTGGCATTCTTTTTTGCAACATCCGCTCGTCTTGCACGATCTAATACTCTATCGTGCTTAAGAGCGTCTGTTTCTTTTTCTTTTTTAATTCTCAGTTTGGCATTCTTCTCAACTTCACCTTCTTCATCAAACATTAGTTTGAACTTAGACCTTTTTGATTTTAATGATTCAACTCTCGATACGGTCTGTTTAGGTTCTGCTTTAAACTTTTCAACGGACTGAATCCACTGTCTACTATTTTTACCTTCGCCAAGATCCAATACTAAATAATTAGCCCCTAACCAACTAATTGTTCCCTCTTGGCCAGTTTTCTTAACACGTACTGTGTCGCCAAGATCAAATAAATTTCCCCGTATATATTGCTCTCTTGCTTCTGATACTTTTTCTAACTTGATGTGAGTCTTAAAATCTTTTTCCTCTTTGAGGCCCATTCCTGACCTTACTGAATTGAATATTTTTTTAGCATTGCCATTACTTACTTGTTTTGGTAATCCTTGGGCGAATGCAACAAAGTCGTTAGTACTGGCTGCGGTACGCATCTTAGATGCAGACATACCTTCGACTCCTTCACCGTCGGGGTCTCTATGACCAGCAGATACTACACTTATAGATTCAAAGTTATAAAAACCATGTTTAGACTTGACACCATTATACTTGTTCAATAGTACTTCAAACTCTGTAATTCGGTCAGAACCAACAACCATAGTTACTTTATTATAACCTTCGTCATATAATGATGCAATCGCATCAAAAACGGTCTTAATCTTTTTATTGATGATGATATTTCTACCATGCTTGGTAAACACCTGTCGGGCATATTTGATTTTGTCAGAGTAAGAAAGAGGGTTCTTTTTACTATCCTGACTTTGTGCTAGAAAAACCTTATAAGGATTTCTTCCAGCAACGGATGCTAATTTATCAATTACTTTACCATGACCAGTAGTTGGAGGATTAAATCGTCCAAATGTAAAGTAGATTTGTTTCTCGGCTTCAACGAGATATTGTTTGAAAGAAAGATTATTCATTATCCTGCTGGGAGTCCCACACCTTTGCCGACCGAATCACTCTTGCGACCTTGTCGCCTTGCCATTTCGCCTTTTCTTATTTTTGGAATTAAACGTTGTGCAATCTTTTTAATACGAGGTTTCATCTTATCAAGACGTTTCTCAATTTCTGCCTTACGTTGAGGTGAGATACTTTCCCTATCTTTACCCTTTGCGATCTTGTTAAAAATTAGTCTTCGTGCGGCCTTGTTTGCTCTCCTTTTAAGGACATCAAGAGAAGCGGTACGCCTCATTGCACGTTTTCTACCAATTGCAATGCGACCTTTCATTCTCTTCATCATAATGCCACGTTTTCTGCGTTGTGCTAAACTTAACACTTCGTCAATATCAACTGATTCTTTATTGTACTTTCTCTTGGAGTGCGAATATTGTCTTAGATACTTCTTATCAACTGTCTTTAAGAATTTCACTCGTGCAATCTTTGCCTTATTGTAATCGAGTTTTAATTTTTTAAATTCGTTAGAAGATTTAACTTCAGGTGGGGTTAGACCCATAGGACCTCTTGGATGTTTCGATAGGAAGTTCTTGAGTGCTTTCGAAGCATCATCTTCGAATTTATTATATATGTCGTAACGTTTGGAAAACGTGGCATAATCCATGTCTGGTGCCTCTAGCATCTTTTTACGCTTGATAGAGTTGTGATTGATTTGATCATCACTACCAGTCGAATACGATACTGGATTAAATTCTTTAAAACTAAGTGCCATTTTACGTTATCCCCTAGGGTTATCCCATCCTTTTAAAATATCTGGCGAAAAGTTGTTGTATGAAAATTCCATTCTGTCAACAATCTTTACCGCATCACCACCAATAGTATCAATAGCAACGTAACCCTCTTCTCCGGTTACTTTAAAACCCTGTTTCGTTTTAACAAACGTTTTAATCTTCGCTAACTGATTAAGTTTATTTATAAGTTTTAACTTTACTAATACTATTTTCTTTTGTAGTTGAAAAAGTTTAATTAAACTTTGAGTGTTAGCAACTGAGAAGAATTTTAAGAGTTCTTCACCTTTTTGGATTTGGACTTTTTTACCTTTTTCGGTTGTACGTTTGTCGGATTCGTTTTGGTATTTACTCTTAATCCATCTGACAAGTTTCTGGGTGTGGGTCTTCTCGTTCTTGATGATTTCGCCTTTACGGACGTAGGTGTTATTGAACTGTTCGATATGTTGGGCAAGGGTTTGGTTACTTTCGAGTTCTCTAAGGGTTGTGCCTGAGATTTGGTTAAAAAGTTTACCAATTTCTGAAAGATATTCATTTATGTTCTCCGTTTCACTTTGTGTTAATGTAGCCTTTGTTAAATCAGTTAACATCGCATCTTGAGACCAAACGTTGGCACTTCTCTTTAATGCTTTAACGTTAACGCCATACGATGCTTTCAAAGACTCAAAAGTATTACCAGTATAGGTTGTATGCCAAACTATACCAATCTTTGCTTTACTTATATCTTTGGCAGCCGCGCTTCCTTTAGGTACAGCATAGACAATTGTATTTGGATGAAATGTTACATAGTCATCTCCATTAAGAGTCTGGGTACCAACATCATTCTTACTGAATAAGAAGTCACCTTGTATAATGCCTTTTATTCCTAAACTTGGTAGATAATTTAACGCATCTTTCAGTTTAGATGCAAGGTCGCCTGACGTATCAGCATCAACTTCTGCATTAGTTTTATAAACTTTTGAAGTCTTTGCGAAGATGCTTTTCTTTGCAACAAAGAATTGACCATCAGTTGGGTCAGTACCACAAAAGATTGCAGGTGCACCATCCCACTTTACCGAGACTTTACCATCGTGAGAACCCTTAAGCATATCTCGTAAAGACCTTAGTGCATTGATTGCCTGGCGTGTACCAGTAACTCCACCATAGAGAAGTTTGTCCTCAATGTGGGTCATGTGGGTATTCTTTTGTTCGGTTATGTGTGTATAGAAAGATTCCATATATCTATTTATACTCTAATAACTTTAGTCTCGACCCAATACACTCATATATTCTAAATTTAAATCCACTTTTCAATGCTTCGAATCTCGCTTTTCTTAAACTAATATACGACTTTTTTAAACCTATTTCGTAATACTCTACTCTAAATCTGTTGGACGATTCCACTCTTTCTCCCTAGTTTTATCTGTTATAAATTTTCGTCTACTAGTACTAAAGTTTATTGGTTTTTTAAATTCGATAAGTGGGTCTTTACCTAATTTATAATAACCAATGATTTTTTGGTTACCTCTTACAGTCACGTAAGTATTATTTGGGAATTCCCAATCAGTTATCTCTTCTAAAACATTAACTTTCATTGTATTTATTGTATCCAGATATGGTTATATTTGACTGGCATATTGTCACAACTGAAGTCAGTGTTATCATAATTGATAACTCTCACACATGTATTCTGTGAATAACTCATATGAACATCGGGCATTGTCGTTGTTGAGAAAATCACCCAAAAAAGACATCCAAAAACTATCACTAAAAGAATCATATTAGATAATACCATTTTATAAAAACTCATTATGCTACCTCACTAAAGCCAAAGTCAGAAACTTCATACGTTCTACCGTTGGCTATCATTAAGTCTCTCATAGAAGTGGAACGATGTCCGTAAGTTTTACCATCTATCTCAACAAGTGGAGCTAGAACAGTAACGTCTGCATTCGCATCGGCATTTTCTAGAATGTCTGTTCGTGACCAAGAACCCATAATGTTATTGGTCCAACGATAGGCATATTCTAATGCTTCATCTAGGATCTCAGGAGAATTAACTTCTGCGACTATTACTGGTTCGTCTTCAAACGCTTTATGTATCACTGTTACTATCATACTAAACTCCTTTTAACGTTTTAGAAACAAATATTAACTCAAGTGCGTTACGTTGTTCAGTAACAGACAACTTGGTACCAATAAAACTATCACGATCTGTCTTAGTAAGTATAGACATTAATTGTGGGATTGACAACGTTCTGGCCTCTGCGATTTTTGTTTGGTGTATTGAATTGTTCATATATGCTCCTTGGTTTTAATAAATTTCTTTTGTTTCTTGATTCTATATTACTATTATAAACGGATATGTGACTAAATGCAAGCGTTATTTTTAAAATAACTTCAATGATATCAATGACTTAAAATTAATTTTCATTTTTATCTAAGTCATTGATATCGTTTATATTATTTTTCGTTTAATATCAATAACTTATAAATAAAATAGCATAACATCATTAATTTATCAAATATATTTGAATTGGAGACATAATGGCAATACAATCTACTGGATTTAAACATTATTCCGTTAAAAAGAAATCATCCTCATCTGGTAAACCATCAATGCTTAAAACATCATCAATGAATAAGTCTAAGAAACGTGCATATAAAAAGTATCGCGGTCAAGGATAGAACGTGGAAGATATTCTACTAATTGTAGGTGAACTTGGAGCACCAATTGCTGGATCACTAGTTATGGGATATTTCATCTTTCTAGTTATCAAACAGATTCTAGAAGGTATAGTAGCACAAGTAAAAACTCTTACAATATTCTGTAACGCATTACAGAGCCGAGCAAAAACTATGTCAAACGAGATGATTAAGATTGATGTGCTAGTATCATCAGCATTAGAATTGAGACCTGATATCGAGAGAGTCTCACGTGCCAACAACTTTATAGAAGATGGCAAGATAGATGCTAGGCGAGACTGATGGATATTGTACAATTAGTCAACGAATATGGATTTCCAATTATCATGTCTTGTGGTATGGGGTTTATGATCTACTACGTCTGGTCCTTCATTGGTGAGCATATTGACCCAGCATTAGGCGATATGCATATAGCACTCATACGTGTCATAGACCAAGTCAGAATGCTCGACCAGGATATGATCCGACTACAACAGAAGGTTGATGTAGTCCTCGAATACCGTCAACATGATAAACTGCGAAAAGAAGGCGAAAATAAAATCAATAAAGAATTAGATAATATTGCCAGAAATAAAAAATGAAAAAAATAGGTGACTGGTATATTTGTGATACGGAATTACTTGGTAAGCCTCTTGATGATTCCATCGGCGGCAGGATACATTGGTTAAGCAAACAAGAAACTGCTTGGTCAGAAACTACAACAATTCCAGGTAATTTATTTACTTTCATCAGAAAAAATTGTAGAGCAAAAGATGTTTATGTAGATGTTGGCGCTAATTATGGGTTTACTTCAGTACCATTAGCAAACGTATTCAAAGAAATACACTCATTTGAAATATTACCAAGTGTTGTTGAATGTTTACAAGAAAACACTAAAGAATTTCCTAATATAAAAATATATCCTTTTGGATTAGGAAGAGAAGAATCTAATAAAACAATTGCGTATTATCCAAAATATTCTTTAATATCTCAAATTATAAATTCTGATGGTTCTCTTCCATTGGATCAATCAAGAAGAGGATTTAAACATGTAACAACAGATGTTAAAATTAAACCTTTAGATTCGTTAAATTTACCAAAAATAGATGTAATAAAAATTGATGTAGAAGGATATGAATTTGAAGTTATTGCTGGTGCCGCTGAAACGCTATCAAGGTCACAGGCTTTAATTATAGTAGAAAATGTTGATGAGGATAAAAACAGAACAAGTATTAAAAAGGCACTAAACCCTTTAGGATATGAATTTGTGTGTATGATATCTAAGCATGATTGTGTATTTAAACCAGGTCGTTAAACTGCGACACAGTTTAATCCCAAAGTCCTTCATAATATTTTCCAAACAGTTTAAATCCGTTTGAGATACGCTCTTGGTATGCATTACGTCCTTCCCAATCAACTTCATATGTGTCGTTAGGACCTTTGACCATTTCACTATGACCTTTGAGTTTACCTTCAGTTAGTTCAATCCACTGAATATCGTGTTCGCCTGATTCGAACTGTTCTTCCCAGTCGTTATGTTTGCTCTCAAAGGCAAAGATCATTTCATCCATCACCCAATCCCACCGTTCAAAGAACTTACTATCAGTCTCACCATTTTTAGTGTATGCTGTTAGTTCTTTCTTTGTTGGGCGTAACTCTGATGGTACATCTTCAGGGTACACATAAGGAGAGCCGTGCTTTGTTTCTTTGAGTTGCTTGAGCATTGGCAAGATAATATGTGCAAGAGTATGGTCCATACTCCACGTATCAAAGTTATCAATACGAACTGATACTTTCTGATCGTTTTTAATCCCTAACTCGTCCAGGAAGTTGTGATACCAACGGTGTTTTGGGAACTTGCTAATTTTAACTTTCATTGATATTGAATTGCCATAACAATACCTACTGAGGCTGCTATACCCACCATCATCTTTAAGAAGTCTTTACTCACTAATGGAAACACTTGTTTGAATGTTCTCTTATTAGTGAATGTTGCAATTGCTAACTCTCTGCCAGCAAGTAGACCAACAAACACCCATGTTGTACTCATAGGAACGTTGTTCCATTCTTTGAATATCCATAAGATTATAAAATAAACCAGGTCAATAAGAGTGGCACTTCTAATGAACTTAGTTGTACTTTTTTCAAGTACAATCGTTTGTATCTTACCACCTTTCTCCCTAAACATCCATCCTAGACCTGACACAAAGATAATAGATATTGTTATCATCCAGGCAACCGAAAGTTCTCTTGGAAGGAATACAGCAATATTGGCCATATCGTGACTTAACCATGTCCACCATAATAGACCTGTTGTAAACCATTGTGCCGTTCTCCACCACGGTCTTTGATTCTGAGGTACTTTTTTAGTTTCGTCTAATAGTCTACTAACAACATACCATATAGTATACGCTGCAGTGGCTGCTACTATGTACCCATATACTGATTTTTCTAACATCGCTGATAGAACAACACCTGAAGCAAATGCACTCAGCACTAGAAAGGAAGTTGATACTGGAACTCCAAATCGTGTTAACACTAATAGCAGGCCTGGAGCTAGAGCATGATACCATTGAGGTTCAACATAAGGTATCGAAGTCAATCTACCATAAGAGATATCTCCATTGTAAGCAAACCAGCCGTACCAAATAGCACAAAGTAAAACAGCTGAAGCTGAGACCCATAGATGGGTCCATTTAAATTTCTCAGAGTTGGAGGCCATCCAGGTTCCCAACGTCTGTACTGAGTCGTTAGCAATTACTGCATAACTCGCAAAGAAAAACCCAATAAGAGTCCACAACAAAGTAGCGTCTATCATCAGAATTTTAACTCAGACTGGGTTGGTTGATACCGAACTTCATGCTTATCAAGATATTGGTTTAATGCTGTAACTATAGCACTTTCGATTAAAAGGCCTACTGTTTTTTCGTCAATGTCAAGGGTCAGTCGAGCCGAGCCATCTGGTTGTTCCTCAATTTTAATCACTTCTATGCTCATACAATTTTACTCCAAAATGTTATGTTATCCATCATATATTTCTAAAAGTTTGACAGAAGTATATATAGTTATGACATCGGTGGGTTCAGTAGTACATCATCGGCCCAATGGCGTAGTTGAAAAGGTAATGAATAGATTGTAATCGCATCTTCTTTACCTTTTACTTTTATCCTACCGATTTCTTTAGCATCCCATCCTTTGGGTAATGCTTCCATTGTCATTGAAGATACAATAGTTTTATAATCTATGTACTCATGCCTAGCGGCGGTGGCTTCTAGCCGTGAGGCGAGATTAACGGCATCACCGATAACACTGTAATCAAATCTGGTTTCAGACCCCATATTACCAACAATACAAGTGCCGGTATTAATACCAGTGCCCACGTTAATATCTGGGAGCCCTCTTTCTTTATACAATGCTTTGAGTTCATCTACTTTTTTCTCTACTTCTATTGCTGTGAGACATGCTTGTTCAGCGTGATTAGGACAATCGAGTGGGGCATTCCAAAATGCCATAATACAGTCACCCATATACTTATCTATTGTACCGCCGTGATCTAATATGATTGTTGTCATATCATTTAGAAACTCGTTGACTAACTCGACCAGACCTTCTGGGTCATCTTTATTCTTATAGTGTTCTGATATAGGAGTGAATCCACAAATATCCATAAACATAAAGGTCATCTCTCTTCTTTCCCCACCCAACTTTAATAGTGATGGATCTTTCTGGAGCATGGCAACCATATCAGGAGATAGGTAAGTACCAAACTGCTTCTTAATTTGCTGTTTCAGTCTCAACTCTTCCATGAATCGCATGAATGCTGATACCGACCAGACAATAAACAACGTACCTGCTGGCCAAGACCAATCAATAAGATAACTATTCGTTGTGAAAGCATAGGAGGAATAGGCATACACACCATATAATGAAGCAATTACGCCACCAGCACTCACAAACCAAGGGGTAAAGAGTACCAGGAGAGATAATAGAATTGCACCACTAACTGTAATCGCTATCTCTGCTAAGTCGGTCCAGTAGGGTCTGGTGATGTTCCTACCGTCAATCATCGTCTGTATTGTAGTAGCAATCACATCGTAGTCGTTTATTCTTCCTACAGGAGTGGCAATCGTGTTGTCTGTACCTGCTCCAGTTGGTGTTAAGATAACAGTCTTACCAACCAAGTTCGGCACTTCCCAAAATATCTCAGGATCCCTTATGCTTGTAAAGTCTGTTAAAGAATATGTTGGAGTTTTATATTTAAAGTCAATCCAAATATTAGCATTGGCATCTGTTTCAATTGTTCGGTATGCAGGTACTCGTACAGCATCCACACCAGCAATATTTGTTCGCATTTGGTATGAAATATCTCCTGCTAATACTCTTATTGCTTCAAGAGGAATAGAAGGAAACAATTCACCATTAGATTGTACAACTAAAGGCATACGTCTTAATACACCATCCGATTCAGGAGATGTATTCATTATGCCCACACCAACGGCCGTATCGGCAAACTCGACTCTTGGTCCTGAAATCGTTGGGTATTCATATACCCATGGTTCCCACGGTTCACCTATTGTCGCAACACCTCTCGGCACTGGAGTCGTTATCGTATCGTTAGAAGGTATTTGTCCTATAATAGTATCAGTGTTTGCTAATGCATCAGCAAGGGCATGATCTCCACCATAACCATCTGGTTCAGAGAATAATACAGGAACAATAATAACTTGGGCACCAAGATTCCAGAGTTCCTGTATTTGTTCTGCAATCAGTTCTCTAGGCCATGGCCAACTAAAACCAGACTCTCTCATGGCGGCATCATCTATTGCAACAGTTACAATATCAGAAGTTTCAACAACCTCTTGTTGCTGTTGATGATAATCTAATGCCTTTAACCGAATAACATTAACCATCCACGGATCTTGTATTCTTACGTAGCATAGAGCTAATAATATTAAAAGCGGTACTATATATTTTTTCATCATTAGTTGCTCTGTATTATTAATATTTCATTAGTTAAGTTTTCATCAGCAGTGGTGATTTCAGGAATTCGAACTCCACCTTGTTCCAAGTTCACTGTATATCCATAATCTCCATTTAGATTTAATACTATATCATTATTTACTCGTCTTGTCAAGAGAATATCCTGGTCTTGTATCACTGTGACTACCTGTGTTCTTGGATTTAATCCTGATACTCTACCATCTTCTAATTCACTCGCGGCCAAGACTTGTACAAGTTTATCTAGCACATTCTCTAACAGTTCTACGTCTAGTTCGTTAATATCTAATTCATTAAACGCAAGTTCATCCTTTTCCAATTCATTCTCTTCTAATCCAGTAAATTGAAGAAAGTCAACATCAAGCAGATTAGTAATACCATCCGCCGCTTGTTCTTCTAGATATGCATCAATGTATTCTTTTGGTGGAGATACTATTAATAGATTACTTATCTGATCTAGAGTCAAGTCTAATATGACAGATTGACTTGGCGGTGCTTCAATGTAAGTAGTGACTACTGATTCGAATGCCGTAGTTAATATCTGAGTTCCACCAGCAGTAATGACTTCAATTTCTCCAACTGTGCCATCTGCATTAGGTAAAAGTATAATGAGTGATTTGCCAACTTCGTTCACCGTCATTGAGAATGCGGTGCCACGAACACCAATACGTGCGGTAGGTGTTCTTATATTTACGTTTTGTCTATTAAGGTTCGCTATGTTACCCGATGCGTAACGAACGGTACCTAATGCCACTCTAAGACCAAGAGTACTAGATTCAGCATTATTAGGGTCATATACAAAATCATCAATAAGAAGTGATGATTGCGGTGAGATTGCTACGTTTGTGTCATCTAGGAAATTAATTCCGACCGATCCAGTTCCTGTCTTTACATTGTCTAGGAACTGGATCGATGAAGTTGTTTCTAAATCATAATTAACTTCTTCTCTTTCAACTACTGCATTACCAAACTGTTCTGTTACTGATCCAATACTCTCTTGAGCGTTAGTCGGTAACGGTAACAGTAACGGTACTGTTAGAACCAGATAAAGCCATATCAACCGCTGTGTCATTGATACCCGATTGCGAAATATCCACGTCATTTGTATCTCCAGTTATCGATAGAATTGTATCATGTTCACCTGCCCCAGTATGGGCTAAATCAAATGTATTTGAGTCACCCGTTATTGCAACATCTGTTACCAACGTGTCCAAGCTAGATGCACTAGAGTTCTCATCTATATTTACTATGTTAGAATCACCTATTACAGCTAAGTCTATCGTTGCGTTTGTAGTTGCAACGGTATCACCTACATTAATAAAGGCAGTGTTCGAACCGCCCGTTAATGAGGCATTGATTGTTACATCATTTGAACCAGCAAACTCACCAAGATTGATATCAGTAACATTGTTACTACCTATCTGGTCAAGATCCAAAGCCATGTCATTACCGTCAGCAAGTAAAACAACCTCGTTGTTATCACCCGCTTGATTAATGGCCACAGTTGCATCGTCACCATCGAGTGATATGGCCGCTAGGTCTACACCAGCTTCGTTACCATTACCATCTTGAACGACTGTTAAAGTTAAATTCTCACCTATTTGGTCAATGTAAACTGCATTCTGTGCGTAAGCATTTGACCCCATCCATAACATACTCATCATAATATAAAGTATGCTTTTAAACATTTTTTGTACTCCTACGTTTTAAAACTCCAAAGTTTTTGTTGTTCTCCTTTCATAATCATTTCATATACAGCTGTTTCAATAGCCTCTTTTACTGCATACGTTACACTTTCGTTCTCGGTCATACCGACTTCAGTTTCTAGTAATTCGGTACCCATATCAAAGAATTTAAAAATATTACCTGCTAAACTAGCACTCAATATAGTCTTAGAAGTGGTTACTGTTAATAGCACTTCTGAAGTCGAGACAGATATCAATCTTAAAGATATCATCACATTATCCACCCTGTACTGGTTTCTAATTCCGATACCTAAGTATCTCGCTCCAGCACCACCAGTCTTTAAATTACTATCATAACCAATGATACCACCTTCAATCATCACACCGGCAAAGATTATTGGTTCAAGTTCACGATTGTCATCAAAGGACTGCCTTTGTTGCCGTATAATCTGTCGCTCTTGTAGTATTCTGTCTATACTACTACGTTCAACAACTCTAAACCATTTACCGTTCCCGGCATTTGTTAATGCCTCTATTAATATAGGTCCGGCACCTTGCGTTACTGCGGTCGAAAATGACGAAACTACATCTGGCGCTCTCTGACCGGTTTGGTCTGTGAACTGATAAACAGCAATAGATACTTTTCTATCAGGTGGCGCTAGGTCTCTTAAACCTACAATTGCCTCATTCTTTTCAACTATTAGTAAGTCTGTACCCTGTAAAGTCATACAAGCAGTTACATTGATTAACAGCGCTATCAATATTAATGTTTTTGATATGTATATTTTTATCATGCATCTGTTTTATTTAAAATGTGAAATCACCAACAGGAACAGAAACTGTGGTAGTTGTTCCGTCAGTGTTTACGATTGTTAGTGTTACTAATTCATCAGTCTTAATATAACTGATATCGGTACCTTCGAATGAAAAGAAACCTTCATTCTGAGGATTTTCACCAAACATATTATCAACCATCTGTTTTGATAGCTGGGCGTATATCCTAGATTCGACATTGTTCATAAACTTGGATAAGTTAGTACTATTGGCAGCCCTGTCTTGTTCTCGAAGCAAAGTTGCTATATCACTTTCGATAGATTCCATTCGAGAGAACTCTTGATTCTCTACAGTTAGAACATGGGCACTAAACCCAATACCGGTGAATGCGGGACTTAAAAAAGCGTGTTTGAGGTCCTGGGCTGAGGCCCCATAAAATGGTAATAACAAAAATGCTAATATAACGCAAATTCTCATAGTGATTTCTCCTGTAACACTAATGCACTCGGACAAACTTCCTGTTAGTCATTACATTTTTTGATTCTTTCAATTTTATTTATACAATAAACTATTTGAAAGGAGGTTATTTGAGAGTTTCTTTTCGATCCATGAGTATTTGAGCATCAACAATTAGTTGGTCATAACGAACTGATATTATTTCTATCTCTATACCAATTTCATTCAACATAAGATCAATCATATCTGCCTGAGAAAAAAGTTCATCACGATTGATTGTCTCGGTTTGTTTTCTGTAGTCGTTTAGACTATATACGTTGCTTTTAGTTTTATCAGTCACGGTTGATATAGAAAGAAATAATAGAATATTCCTGTGATGAGGGTTAAATCAGCGGCAATACTCCATAGAATATAAATCGCAAAAAACACTCTAGATGTCTTTTGTTCTCGTACCCGCTTTATAATTTTCAGTACTCGGGTCATCGGTATTTACCAATTGGATCATAATTGTATTTATAGAAAAAGAGAGGGACATAAGCCCCTCTCTCTTAACCATTATTTTACGTTCTTTATTTCCATAAATTCTGGATACGCATTTCCTGTACCTTCGTACATATCAGAACCAACTAGTTCTTCTTCTTTACCAACACGTATACCGATAGTCTTGTGTAGTGCGTACCATACGCCTAGAGAAGTTAAGAATACAAACCCACCTATAACTAAAACGCCGACTGCCTGTACTCCAAACATTGCATCTACATTTAAGATAGGTACTAACATAAGTCCTATGATACCAGCAATACCGTGAACACTAATGGCTCCTACTGGATCATCAATACCCCATTTCTCAAGAATAGACATAGCAAACGGAATTGTAATTCCACCTAACAGACCATAAAGTACCGCAATCTGTGGACTTGGTGTATATGGATCAGCAGTAATAACTACCAATCCTGCCAAGGCACCATTCAGAGTTACATTGAGAATGACCTTCTTTGTCCATAGTTTAGATATGAACATAGCACCTAACAAACCACCAGCGGCCGCCATGTTAGTGTTGACAAATATCTTGCCTAATGCATTTGCGTCAGCAACGGTATTAAATGCTAGTTGAGAACCACCATTAAAGAAGAACCAACCCATCCATAGAATCAGTGTACCTAATGCTACTAGAGGCATGTTCGAACCTGGAATATTTCTAGGGTTACCATTCTTATCATATTTGCCATCACGCGGTCCAATAATCAATACTGCCGCAAGTGCGGCACTTGCACCTGCCATATGTACAATACCAGAACCAGCAAAGTCAAAGAACCCTATTTCACTAAGCCAACC